GAGATTTTCCCCCCTCTTCTGTGGGCCCCTAAATAGGGGCAGATTGTTTCTTGCAGTCCCCCCCGAGCGTCTGGCTCTACCGGACCTGCAAATGCACTTGCACCCCATTTTTGATGAGTGCACTTGCTATTCAGGGTATGTAGCTAACACCCTTAGTTATGAAGCACCTTCCACTAGGGATTGTGCCATCGTTGCTAAGAGAGAGGGCGTGCCTATAAAGCACGTTCATGCTCTCCTCTCTTGCTGGGACCGTATTTTGGAAGTCCCTACCGTGCGGCCACCCCTTTTTGAGCGTGGTTGGCGCAAGAGTATTAAGAGCATTTGTGCTGCTCATGCTCTTTGGGCTCAGTCCCAAATTTCTTCTTGTGAGCCCATGGATATGGATGTGCACCCACTATTTTGTGGGTGCCCTGAATGTGAGATAAATTCCTCTCACCCTCCATTGGGTTCCACAGCCATTTCTTTGTCTGGACCGCCTACGCTTTTTACTAGTAGGCCCAGGCGTCTTCTCCCCAAGTATATTGGGAACTCTTTAGTGTACACGCCCGACAAGTGTGTACATTGTAAAAATGAGGCAGAGCTGCCGGTATCGGTGGCTGAGCGCGAAGCCTACTTAACCATCACGGGTAAGTATGGCATATGCCTATGCGGGGGGCCGAGGGTTGTTAAAACTCTCCAACCCTCCTCCACCTACACCTACGCTGCGCGCTGTGGGTGGAAATTTTTGAATCCTGTCAGATATCGGTACGCGACTTACGAGGAGGATTATTCCTCTCTCATGCGTGCACTGGACGTGCTGCAGGATAGTTTTGTGATAGAGCAGCCTCGCTCGAAAATTGAAATACGAGGCCTTCTTCGGTACGTGGTGCGAGCTCCCGCACCCCCTACCGAAGATGAAGATCTCTTCCTAGATGCGCCTCTATATTTGCCGGCGCAATCTGGGATAGGAGCTAATGTGCAAACTCTTCATCAGAGTGAGCCAAGTGGAACTGTACAAGCTCCCTTCCAGGGAGTGAGTCGACCACTTGGCACGTCTGATGGGGCTGTGGCCACACAAGCTCCTTTCCGCCAAGAGGCACGCCAACGCTGGTTGGGGAGACGTGCCCACGATCTAGAGTCCCAGGAAGACCGCATTCGTAAGATTGCGGACTCCCAAGGAATTTCATACGCATCCGCTAGGGCTGCGTATGGAGCTCCAGACGAAGCTGTGCCCTCACAGGCACCAATTTTGCCTCGGTTAGACGAGGCCTATACAAGAGACTCAGTTGTGCCCCGCTTTTTATTAGGGCGCACAGCTTCAACGCGTGCACAACGCACCGTTGACGTGGTCTTAGCATCACCCAGTGTGGATAAAGAGAACCACACTGCCACTTTTTACTTCAACCCTGTGTCTCAGCAGGAAATTGATCGCATGAAATCTAGTGGCAACACCATGGTTTCCATCGATGCAGTTGAGATCGCGATTGATCCGGTTGGTATGCCCGGAGATGATACAGATCTCACTGTGTTGGTGATGTGGTGTCAGAATACTGACCCGCAGCGTGCGATTCTTGGTGCGTTATCCACTTTTGTGGGCAACGGCTTGGCCCGGTGTGTTTTCTATCCGGGCTTAAAGTTGATGCACCAGCACTGTAGTGCTCCTGATGGCCGTGTTTTAAAGGTCATGATCTCGAGCACTAACTCGACTTTGATTGGAGGGCTGCCCCAGGCCCAAGTGTCTATAGGCACCCTCCGACAACATATAGGCCCCGGTCACGACAGAACAATATCAAGGGCCCTTGCAACTGCACAAGTACAGGGTTATAATGTACGTGCAGTGCAACAAGGAAATGCGACTGTCTTCGCGCCCCAGGGAGGACATGTCGAGGGGACCCCTAGCGCTGATTTGCAAATGGGGGCCGGTGAGACTCTCGTGCAAACGGGTGGTACTCATTGGAAATTGCAACGATCGGCTAGCAGTCGGTTCGTCGTCGAGGGGACCTCACGTACAGTGGGACCACGACGCATGGCCGACGTGCGTGTCGATCGGGGTGACTTCCCCGATCAAGGGGCCAGGGGGCAACAACAGCCCCCCGTAAATATGCCTTTACAATCCGGTATATTACCCGGAATGCATTGGTCTGCTGCCACATCTTTTAAGTGTGCGGCGGAAGCTGCCGAGAATACCATCTTGGCACGCTGGTCCTTGCGCTCAATTATTAGCGAGAGCGGGACCGATGCATGGATTAAGTGGCAACGTGAACAACGTTCCACTTTTCTTGTGGAAGGTACTATTGCCATGTCTGTAAATATTATGGCTGGTACCACGCTAGGTCTAGTGTGTGATGCTTTTAATAGGGCGAAACACCTAGACAATTTTTCTAGTGCTCTGGGGCAAAATATGCCTCAGAAAGTTTTCCCCTTGAGCAATCCTCTGGAGAGAAATTTTAGCTTCTCCATGAGCGAATTGTTGGGGTATACTATGCATCCTCACGCTTCTGCGTATGAGGATGTGCAATTTATTCTTTATGTCCTCAATACGAATGATGTCGCGTGCGCGGCAGAGTGGGGAGGACACATTCTTTGGCAAGTGAAGGACGATGCTGCAGAGCCCTACGAACTACAATTACCCGTAGTTCCCAAGGACGGAGCTCGTCTGGATGTCTGGCGCGGCCCTGCTACTATGTCGCAGGGTTTGTTTCCGTACACGACCAATGCTAATTTAGGCTTCGCCGAGCCTAGGTCTGTACTGACGGGGTACGCCCCGATAACATCTTTCCACCAGGCGGCCTTATCATACTATATTTCGTATGGTGGAACCATCCATGGCCGGTTAGTTAAAATCGGTTCTGGACTAGTGCAAGTGGACATTGCACTAGCCATGTGGCATGAATGTGCTGACATGGTGAGCTATAGGGAGATTATTAAAATCCCTCATGTCCTGCTCAGAGGAGGCGAGGGAGAGTTCGCGCTCCCCATCAACGCCCCTTTTGGGTATACTTCCACGAGGGACCGCGGACCTACACTGGCCGTGTGTCTCGTGTCTGGCGTAGTGGCGCCAAAAGATTGCTCAGCCCCCTATCGTTACATGATATACTTTGATAGGGTTGAGTTTAATGCACAACTGCCTCCCGTGATTGCCAATAGATTGCAATTTCTTTGGGCATCATTTTCGGAGTTTAAACCGGTTGTGCCTGCCTCCAATCGCACCTGGATGATACCTTGTCGCCTTTCGGACTACAAGGTTGAAGGCGCAACCATCAAAATGGAGGCACATCCACTTGCCCGCTTAGTAGCGTCTGCGGGTATGTTTCAAGGTACGATGAGGTTCATCTTACGATGGACCTTTTCGAATACTTTAAACACGCCCACTACTTATGTGCAGCTAACGCATAAGTTTGGGACGGCCACTGTCAACGAGTCGTACTTGACGAAGTTGGCACACGCCTCGCAAGCCACCGAGATTAGTATTGACGTGGTGGTTGCGGGGCTCGGGGGCTTTATGCGCTCCGGGGTGGCCGAGAATAGGGAGAACTTTGTTGCTGTCTCCCTTAGTAAGCCGGGTGACTTGGCAAAGCTCGATATAATTATAGAGCTAATGCCTGGCTTTAGGTTTAGGGGGCCTACTATAACCCCTCT